GCATGCAAAGTGTGTCGCTGATGTGGGAGCGGGAGCGTCGGGTGCTGACGGAAGTGCGCAATGCGTCACTTACTTTGCTGCTCGAAGGCTGCCGTGCGCGGGCCACCAACTTAACCGAAGACAAGGAAAGCGATGATGCGGTCGACCTTCTTACTGATGACGAGCTGCGCCTTGTTCCTAAGCGCTGGCTGCGCACCGGAACCCCAGATCGAGATACTGCCACCGAGTGAAGCGGCGTTCTGTGACGTCGAAGAGCCGCGCCGGTTTTCCCAAGAGGAGCTTGACTGGCGTAGCGCCAATGCCCCTTGGAATGTACGGCGCGACTTTAAGACGAATGATACGTGGGAGCGCGAATGCGCACCGACGCCGGACGAGGTCAGCTGAGCAGGCCATCCTTCTGCCACTGCACATAAAGGGCGTCGACCGCGAGGTCGAAGTCGTTGCGGCCCGCACGGGGGATCCACGTGCTGACCCGCACCAGACCCGACGAGACCTGCCGCTGGTAGTAACTGGCGGACCGCTCCGCGGTCGGTAATGTTTCGCTACTTTTCGTCATGATATAATCCTACCTTATTTCCTGCGTCGATGACCATGCACGCGGTACGCGCGTAGCCTGCGATGTCGACCCAGCTGTCGACGTGGTCTGGGCTCTCAACCAAGCGGCACATCTTTACCGCAATCATTTCTAACGCGTGGCGTAACCGTGCGTCAGGGCAGTCAGACACGACGGCCTTGACTGTAGCGACCCGTGCAAAATCCACGTAAGGATGGCCGTACACCCCCGCGCGCTGCACATTAACGATCTCTAGCATCTGGTCGAAGGCAGCAGTCGCGCCGCCTGTTGCGTTGTTGTCCATCATACACTCTCCTGTTGCTGTAGGGTATCGCGCGCGGCTTGCATACTGTCTCGCAAGTCGCTGCATACATCCTCCAGAGCTGCGATCTCTGCCCGCAGCCCATCTATAATTGCTGTGGCGTCTGACGCCTCGTCGAGCAAGCGCTCTTTCTCGCTGTCCTCAGCCTCAGCCACGGCACGTGCGTCGTCCAGCTGGTCGAACAAGGCGTACAGCTCGGGGTACTGCTCGCGCAGCAGCTCGGTATCCAACCGCCCGTTGCCCTGACACGTGTCAGGGCTGGATAGGCGTGCGATCGCTAACAAAATATCGAAAGACATGTTGACCTCCAGTCTATTGGGTTGGCCGCGCACGTGGGCGGATGGACGAGGATGCTACCTGCGTCACGATGCACTCGATCTTGTGGTCATAGCCCAGCGTGTTGGACACCGAGTTTAGCGCCAGCAGACACTTGTCTTGGCTGAAGTAAACCAAGCGCATGTCCGCGTCCGCAAGCGGGCCTGACAGGGCAGTGATAAGCATTACTGTAAAGTAGGTCATGCCCCCACCTGCAAGAAATAAGCGGCGAGCCGCGCTTCCAAAACCTCACGGCCGCGAGGCGGGCCGCGTAGGGCCTTGCCCACATAGCCGCGGTTTAAGCCCAGTGCGACAGACGCGTGGCCATTGCTGGGCCAGTGCAGGGTGCGGTAAGAGAACGGCTTGCCGCGTGCGCCGCTCCGGCTGGCACCAAGGCCTATGGTGTCGGGGTTGTCACGGTACAGGCCCGCGTACACGGTGCCTACCTTGACGCCTAAAGCGGCAGCGCACAGCTTAGCGCTGGGGTATGTTACCCCGCGGACTTGTATGCTCATCGGTGTTCTTGTCATCATGATCTCCTAGTATGTTGTGGTGTACCTGTTAAGTAATTTAGTGAGCCGCTCACGTCAAGTGCGTAACTCACACTTCTTCTAGCTCGCCCCAGTTTGGACCCATGCCGCCCTCGACCAGCCGGTCGATGCTGCGGTCAGGGAACACGTCGAGGAACGCCAACTCCATATCGCGCTTCATTGTCGACATGACCAGCGGAGCAATGTGCTCGCTGCACTCGTCGATCAACGCATCATGGATGGTCGAACACATCAGGATTGTAGCGTCGGGGTGCGCGTCACGCAGATCGTCCAAGCTGTCCTTGTGCCGTATGATGGCACGCGCCATCACCGACAGGGCGGCACGCTGCACAGGGTAGTTGGCGCAGCGGGTCAGGCTGGGGCGTTGCTTGCCCATGTAGATGGTCCCGCCGTCCACCATGCGGATGTAGCCGGTAGCCTTCGCCTCCTCCTGCACGGTGTTCCGCATGCGGTACGCGTTGGGGTAGCGCGCGCCCCACTTCTGAATGACGCCCTCTGCAAAGTCGAATGTCCAACCCTGCCGACCAGACAGGCCGAGCGCGGTGGTGCCGTAGATGATACCAAAGTTGATGGGCTTGCCACCCTGCCGCAGCTCCTTGTCGCCCGCGATATTCTTAGGGTCCACCTTGCGGCCAGCGGCAAGGCTGGCGGCTTCGCTGTGCACGTCACCGTGGACAACGTCGTGGATCAACAGGTCATCCTCCGCGAGCAGGCCCATGACCCGCATCTCGACGCCGCTGTAGTCGTAGCTGACTAGCAGGTTACCGGCGGCAGCGACGAAGCCCTTGCGGATCGACATACGCTGGCCAAAGAAGTCGCGGTCGCGGGGCACCTGCTGTAAGTTCGGGCCCGAGCTGGAGAACCGACATGTGATCGCGGCTGCGATGTTATACCGGCAGCGGACCCGCCCGTCAGCAGACTTCTTTGCGAAGTACAGCAGTGTCTCCCCGAAGCTCGACAGGTATTTCTGCAGGGTGCTGCGCTCAGCCATCAAGCGGAAGCTGTCGCCCAGTGGGGTGCCTCCGTAGACGCCTGCGAGGTTCAGCAGATCCTTGTTAGCTGTGGATAGCAGGCCCGTCTTCTCAGTCTTGGGCCACGTCTCGAGCACCTCGTCGGGTAAAATTTTTGAGTAGAAATCGTTGAGCTGCTTGCCACTGTTTAGGTTGGCGACCTCATCCTCGCTGATCAGCTCGCGGATCTCCGCTGTGCGTTCGTCGCTCAGCTTCTGCCAGTGCACGATCAGGGTCTTGTGGTACACAGGGTCAAGCAATAGGCCCGCGTCTTCCATCTCGATCACGCCATCGGCCATGCCGTCGAGCAGGTTAAACGCCTGCATATGGCCCTCGTCTGCCCGCGCGCGCAGCTTCTTCCAAGCGTCCCACGTGTACAGGGCGTCACCGGCCGCGTAATCCAGCTGCGACTGGGTCAAGTCACCGTCGTCCCACGCGCTGGCCTGCTCGGCCTTATCCATCTCGATGCCCAGCTCCCAGCCAACCAGCCGCTTGAGCGACATGTGGCCGCCGCCCTCGATCGCGCGGCGCAGGTAGCCCACGTCCCAGCATGTTGGGTAGCTGTCGTACTTGGCGAAGTACCGCTTCTCATGGCCGCTGTTGAACACGATCCACTTGCCGTCCTCAAACCAATGCGCAACCTCGCCAAACCAGTTATCGTCAGCGGGGCCGAAGTCGATGACCCACCACCCGTCGTCATTGCAGATCTGCGCAAGGCGCACGATGTCCCACCCCTCGAAGTCGAGAGCGGCGGGGCTATCCCCGACCACGTCGAGGATGGCCTCGAGCTCATCAGGTGTGCTGACCAGTTTGTATTTGGTGTGTGTTGGGGTGTACTCAGTCACGTTGATCTCCTGTACGTGGTGGGTCGATGCTAAGGGGCGGTCTTGCGCTCGATCTCCTCGAGCAGCGGTTTCATCACCAGCTCGTCGACGCGTTTGCGGTTCGCGCGCTGCTGCGTCAGGAACGTGTTACACGCTGCGACGCCGGAGATTGAATTGGCTCCGCCTGCAGCTTCCACCCTGTCGATTGCTTCGTAGAACGCGCCGATGATTGCGGCAGCGTTTACCGCTGGTTTGTATAGTTTGTCGGTCATGTTAATCTCCTGTGTGTGGTGGGGGCAGCACGCATGCCACCCCCGTTTGTTTAAGCTGCTGTGCGACGTGCGCGGCGCTTCTTCGGTGCCTCTTCCTGCACCTCTGCCTCTTCCTGCGCAGGCTCGTTCTCTTCCTGATCAGTCTCGACCTCTTCCTGCTCCGGCTCGGCTACCTTCTTAGCTGCGCGCTTTTTCGGCGCAGGTTCTGGGGCGGCTTCGTACTTACCGGCCAGCAGATCGTCCAAGTCGCCGTCGTCGCCCATCTGCATGAACACGCCGACCTCTTCCATGGTGACCCAGCCCTCGACTGAGATCTTGGGCTTACCATTCTTCTTACCCTGCGCGGTGAACTGCTCGGATCCGAGCGTGACGACGGGAACGAACGGCTCATCAGCCATGATGCGCTGCGCGACTTCCTTGTTCAGATCCGCCAGTACGTTCTTGCCCGACTTGGATGTCGTGGTGAACTTGATCTGGCGCTCAGCAGCATCGATGTCGAACATCGACAGGCCCATCATGAACTGCCAGCCGTCGCCGTCTGCGTAAGGGCCGTGGTCCTTAAGCTGCGATTGGCTGACTGCCATGGTCGCGCGGTCGAACACACCCCACTCATGCTTTTCAGCAACGGATCCACCCTTCCAGCAGTTCCAACCCTCGAGCGCAGACTGCGGATCGATGATGTAGACGCTGTCTGGGTCGGGTGCCTTTTTGTCGCGCCCGACTTTCCAGCCCGCGTAGTTAGCACCCTGACCAGAGAACGACATGTAGTCCATGTCGCCACCGTCACCGGTGCTGCCTGCGTTGGCGCTCTCGATCAGAGCGGCAGCGATTGCCGCCTTGTTTACAGCGACGCCGCCGCCGCCTGCCCATGCTGCGAGTGCGCCTGTGTTCTTTTTATCGTTTGTCATCTTGTAGTTCCTCGTTTTGCTTGATGCGAAATGCACAATGCTGGTTGGTTGTTGGTTGTTACTCTGGGCTACATGCCCAGCGCGCTCCGGTATATGTCCAGAACTGCCTCTTCTTCAGCGATCTCGTCGCTTGCCCGCTTGCGCAGGGCGATGATCTTGCGCAAGACTGCTGTGTCGTAGCCGCGCCCCTTAGCCTCGGCCATGACTTCTTTTTGACTTTCTGCGAGCTCTTGCTTCTCCGCATCCAAACGCTCGTAGCGCTCAACGAGGTTGCGTAGTTCGGTGGCTACTACGTTGTAGGATGTGTTGTCGTTTGCGTCAGACATAGGGATCTCCTTACTTTACCGTGAGGGTTTCAGATGGTTTCCCACGGTAGGTTTCGAGGTCGACGTTGGGTAGGTGCTCCTTCACTAACTTTGCGTAGGATACGCTGCCTACCTTAGTGGATAGCCTGACCTCATGGCCATCCACTACTGCGTGCGGGTTCTTCTGGAGGATCGACTTGATCTGCTCACCGGCGGCTTCTTTCTGTGCCTTGCCGGTAGCTTCAGTCGCCTTACCCAGAAGGTAATCTGTTATCTGTGTGCGCAAGCTGGCTGCGCCAACCTTGCCTTGACCGGTCGAAGTCGACGCACCGTCGACCCCGCACACTGTGTTAAACGCACAGCGCTGTTTGCACTCAGACTTGTTGCGGGTCTCGACACCCTCGCGGGGTAGCCGAGCCGCTGACGTGGCTTTAAGGATGCGGTTCGCGCGGGGCGTGATCCGGTCCAAAATTTTTGGCGCGAGCTTAACGTGGAACTCTATGATGTCGTTGAAGTTAGACGCGTCGATGTAGACAAGCGTGCCGTGCAGGATAGGATCTGCGCCCATCTCTGGGAACTCCTCGCGGAACTTCTCGAGCATGGCCATGCCGATCTGCAGCTGCACCACGTGCTCCGGCTTAGGCAGATAGTCGCGGTTGGCGCGCGGATCGATTGACTTGAACTCGACACCGACCCAGCCCGCCTCCTTAGAGCCCATGGCCTCAGCACCTGCCAGCCCATCGGGCGTGCAGCTGATGTGTAGCTCGTCGTCACGTATGCCGACCTGATCCTTGCCTGTGAACAGCATAGGCACATTGGCCGCCTGTAAACGAGACACCATGTAATCCTCGGCGTGGCTGCCGCGGCGTGCGTAACCCCAATCCTGCGGGCCGTCTTGGGCGGCGTTGTTCTTGACGTACCACTGCTTGCGAATACACGTCATGGCCTCGCTGCCGTTGATGTACTGCGCCCGCTCTTTTGGGTCGAAGGTCTTGCGCGCATCGATTGCGTCGGCACCCTTCAGAATTGCTGACTTAAAGCTCATCATCAAACTCCAACACGGCGCGTATGGCGTACTCGGCCAGCGCATGGCGCGCGGTGTTGAGGTGGCGCTCAGCTTTGTTGAACGCTACAACCGCACGGTCGCCGCGATCGCAGGCGACGCTATAGTTGTCGCGCACAGTCTGCAGCATATCAGCGAGCTCATCGCGGCTCTCCAAAATTTTATTATGCAGGCCCAGTAGCGTGTTGGCGTCCATCTCTTCGAAGTCTGCCACTGTCAGTTTAATGTTCATTGCATCACTCATCTTGATCTCTTCCTACTTGGTTAAATTTTTCGTGTTGTAGTTCCTTGGTGCGGCTGATCCGTGCCAAGGCCTTATCTAGTTTCGTGTCCGTCGTAAGCACGTCGACGTGCACGTGCTTCTTCTGCCCGTAACGCCATAGCCGTGCGTAGAACTGGTCCATCACCGATGGTGACCAATCCTCTTCGACCACGATGATCTGTGTGCCGCCGTGCTGCAGGTTAAGGCTGACACCAGCGGCGGCGATCTGTGCCACGACGACGTTTAGCTCACCGGCGTTCCAGCCTTCGGTGACCTGCACCTTAGCATTGGCAGACGCGCGGCCGTCGATGACGCCGACCGTATACTTTGCAGCCAGCACGTCGGTCAGTGCGTCAATGACATCGGTGTGCCACGCCCCGATCAATACGTTCTGGCCGCTCTCGATCCGCTCGGCTATCTCTACGCAAGCGGCTTTGACCTTGGCCATCCCGAGGTTACGACGCACTGTTGCCAGCGCAGGCTCTTTGCTCTTCAGCTGCTCATGAATGTCCTGCATGGACATGCTGGCCATGGCCTTAAGCTGAGCGGTCAGCTCTTCGTTGGCATCCAGCTTAATGTCGTAGCGGGTCTTGGTCAGCGGCGGCATGTTAGCGAACACCTCCTCGAGGTCGACGCGTAGAGCCAGCGGCTCCTCGCGGCCGTTGTCATCGGTGTATATCCACGACGCCAGATCGTCGGTGTTGCGGTTACCCACGACTACGTCTTTGGCAACGCGCGCCCCAGCAAACTTGCGTTTTTGGCGAACGGTGTACTTAAGCTGAAACTTCTGCAGCGACGTGCCGCCGAGGTAATCCTCCATCGCTTCGGGATCTGCCATTGACAGGAACGGAAACAAGTCGTCGTTCCAGCGTGTAACTGGTGTGCCGGTCAGCATCCAGCTGTAAGCGGCACCCGATGCAATCCCGCTTTCGCAGAGGATCGCCATGGTGCGCTTGGCCACTGAGCTCTTCAGCGCGTGGCTCTCGTCACAGATCAATGCGCCTGTGCCCTGCGCCAGCCAATCGCGCAGCTCGCCAGCGCGAGCGGAAGCGATAGCGTAGCTGACGACCAGAACGTGTGGGTCGTTTTTGATAGGGGTCTTTCCTGCGGCGAGGATTAGACTGTCATCGCTGTACACGCCGAGATAATTCTGCGCCTCGTTCAGCCACATAGGCAGCGCGATAGGCGGGGCGATGACCAGCACACGAACATCGTCAGCGGTGGCCATTACACGGCGTACGCCTTCAAGAGCGGTGACAGTCTTGCCAGTACCCATGCCAAAGAACAAGCCCTTGGTGCCGGTGCTGGATGACAGAAAGGCAGCGCCTCTGTCTTGATGGGGGAATAATGTATAGGCCATTTTGATCTCTCTAAATTGCTTAAACTGCTAACTGCTCGACTGTGATACGGCGGGCAGCTCACGCCGTCAACCATGTTTTTAATTTAATTTATCGGTCCTCGCGCGCCGCCACGACTATGGCCACCACGGTGCGGTTGATCCTGCCACGCGCGACGTCCAGCGCGTATGCTATGTCGGTGATGTTTGCGTAGTGTGGCGGGGCAATGGCGACACGGCAGAAACCTACGAGCGCCTCGCTGCGCGCGCGGTAGGCGCGGCGTGCAAACTCGGCGGGCACGGGCGCAGTTTCGTAGCCTAGATCCCGCCATATCTGCGCCACGATGGGGGCAGTTAGCGCGGTGGTGTCTGCTATTGCAATGTCTCGCACAGGTCTTCCTTTACATTGATGTAGGATCGCATCGCACAACACCCAATCAGGGTGCTGGCCGATATGATCTTAGTCGCACTCGTCGAATGATACCTCGTCGTGGCTGGTGACATCCGCACCCTCGAGCCTACCGTCTCCTCGGCAGCGGACGTTTACCTCACCCGCAGGGTTAAAGCCTACGTTTTTGACTGCCCATTGGTGTATGATGTAGGCCACTTGCTCGGCATCCAGATGCAAGGTGCGGGTGGTCGTCTGGTTGCTGGCGATGCGGATCGCACCTAGTGACATTGTACCGGTTTTCTTGCTCATGTTCTTGGTCCCTTCAAAATTATTTCAACTTCAACAACTGCGGTGTCGTTGGCGTCCCTGTGGTCCTGTTTCACGACATCCCAGTGCTCGTCGTAATCTCCGTTGTGGTCATTCGTGTGCGACACGTAAACCTCGCCAGCCAGCCACCAGCGCAGGGCGGTGTCAGCGCTGCTCTCTCGGTGGAACAGGCGCGGCATACCTACGTCGGTAAACTCGACGCGCGTCCCGCCCCGTCCGCCGCGCCCCCTTGGTGCAGGAAGCAACTGTCCTGTAGAGAGCTGCTGGATGGCGTAAAATGTGTGTTTCATGTCATGTATTCCTTGATCCATTCACGCAGGTCGTGCGTGGTTTCAGCGTTGTCGAGCGCGTCCATCTTGATCGCTTCGTCGCGCTCTGCGCCAAGGCGTTCCTGCTCTATTGATTTATAGTTCTGCGTGCACGCGCCGCAGTGCGGCTGTCCGCTGAACGTGCTGTTCGTGTGCATGTTACACCGGACACACTGGGGCATTGCTCGCGCGCGGTTGCTGCGCTCCAGAAAGGCGATGTAGTGCGTCGGGCACAGCTGCCTGCGACCGTGAGCGTAAGCGGTGTTGGCGCAGTACGCGTCCTTACAGCTCAGGTGCTGGCCCCGACCGCCGATGCGCGGCTCGTACGGGCGGATGCCCTTCATCATCTCGTATAGGCGGGCGCGCTCGCTGGCCCGCACGTGCGGCGTGTTGTTTAGCGCGTCTGCTACCTGCTCGACGGTCGCGGGGGTGCTTATCTTTTGCATGGTGATCTCCTTACAGATGCTTAGCGAAGCAAGAGCGACGCGACAAAAACGATACACAGGGCTGCGGTAACTGAGCATGTCAGCAGGTGCAGCCAGTGCATGGTGCGAGCAGCGAATGATGGGGCGTTGTTCATTTCTTTAGTCCTTTGCGGAATATGCGGTCTGCGCTGTGTATGTCTTGCGGGGCGCGGCGGTTGGTGACGTCCTCGTAAATGTGCCACCCGTGGCCGTGACCGTGGTAGTGCTCGTCGAGGTAAGCATCTGCGTCACGGCGGGGCTCCAATGGGCTGTCACTATCTCTCATCGTACTGGCTCCTAGATCAGAATTAAGCGGCGACCAGCGCGCTGTTCAAGCTGCGCATCTCGGCGCGGTCAGCGTCAGTGTAACGGTCAATGTTCTGCATGTCGCTGATCATCGCACGCAGGCTGTCAGCGCCGCGGGTGGCGAGCTCTGCGATACGCGCCTGATCCTCGCACACGCTGCGACGGGCGTAGGTCGCCATCTTGGCGTGGAACCATGCGGAGCTGAGCCCGCGAGCAAACGCATCGCGTGTGCCGCCGGTGCGGGCTGCGATCGCGTGCGCCTCGGTCATGATCCATACTTTGTTAAAAGATACGATGCCGTTGCTTACTGTGTACTTGTCCATGGGATGATCTCCGGTTGGTGTGTCTGTTGTCTACACTGTACTTAGCGGTGTGAGCTGCTCACGTCAAGTGAGCATCTCACATTTATTTAGGCTGGCGATGTCGTTACACAAACGACGCTCAGGCCACAGCCGAGTTCCAGCGACATGCGCATGTAGTCTATCGCGGCGAACACAGCGGTGCTGTCCATGTCGGGGTTGATTGTAGGTGTCCAGACGTAGGGCAGGTCGTTGACGGTGACTGTCTGGTTTGTGCCGCTCATGGCAAACTCAACGGTGGCTGTGCGCTTGTACGAAATGGTCATGGTGATCTCCTCGGTAGGGGTTGGTCTTTATGCTGCGGTGATGCTGTGGAGCGTCGCGTGCCCGTAGTGGGTGCCTATCATGACGGTCACCTCAATATCCTTGTCAAAGAAGTTGGGCACCTCGTAACCGTGCGCGCTGTCTACTCCAGTGCGGAAAGTCCACCCCAGCCCCTGCGTGCTGCTATCCATGATCGCGAGCAGGTAGCGTGGGTTGCCGTTGTTGGAGTTGGGCATACGTTCAATCAAGCGCAGCGTTCCGGTGTGGGTTGTGATGTTCTGCATGGTGATCTCCTCGGTTGGGGTTGGTCTTCAGTAACACAGCCCCGCGGGGCTGCGCATCTGATGATCAAACGGTGGTGACTGCGACGACCTCGGTTTTAAGCTCGGCGCGGAGATCCGCGGTGCGCTTGGTGATAAAAGCGTAGAAAGCGTAAACGTCGGTATAACCGTCTTCGCGTGCTGTACGGATGTGACCACGTGCTATGGCTGCGTTCTTTTTATCGCGGGGGCTGATGTCGCGGGGCAGTGACGCGTTCGCCGCTACCGCTGCCTTGTCTGCGCTGCCTGCGAAGCCGCTCTCGAACACACGGCCGGTTGCGATGTTAGTCACGATCCATGCGTGGGTGTAAGTGCGTGCGCTGTTGCGTGTGATGATGTGGTCGTAGAATGCTGCGATGTACTTGGTCATGGTGATCTCCGGTAGGGGTTAAAGGCATCTTGTACCCCCTTCTACATATGTGAGCAGCTCACGTCAAGTGAGCATCTCACACTTGCTAAATTATTTTTATTGTGCCAGTTTCCGCAGTGTTCACCATATCTAGTGGCTGGACAGGACGAGGCCTTGGGGGCTAAACAGGCAAGGCCCCCGCATTTCTGCAGGGGCCTCTAGGAGATCAAGCCTAGCGTACATCGGAAGGACCGAAGCAACATGACCCTTATAGAACAAGCACTACACATAGTGCAAGAGTACGATTTAGCTGTATTCCCCTGCGCTGCCACGAAGCGGCCACTGATCAAAGGCTGGCGCGCGAAGGCCACCCGAGACCCCGCAGAGATCCGCGAGCTGTTCGGCATGCACGGCGCTGCAGGCATCGCGGTGCCATGCGGGCCCGACAACGACATCCTCTGTTTCGACCTCGACTTCGGGCACGATCCGACACCCGAGGCACGCGATAAGATGACGAAGTGGCTGCGCGATCACGAAGTGTGGGAGAAGGCTGACCGTAACGAGCTGATGGTCAGAGAGACCAGAAGCGGCGGGCTGCACGTGTTGTGCGCGTGGCCATCCACTGAGGAGAAGGTGCCCCGCAGGATCATGCCCAAGCTGGACGTGATCTGCGACGGCTTCTACTTCGTCTGGGCTATGTCAGACGGGGGTTACAAGCAATTAGGCGGTGAGCTGACCGGATGGGCAGCGGGGCCCAAGATGCGGGAGGTCGTCGAGAAGGGGCAGGGATCCGACGGATCCGCTCTGATGAGCCAGCAGGAAGCGCACGACGTCATGATGTCGAACGGCGACGCAGGCATGCGGCATGACGCGATCTTGCGGATGACGCAGGACTGGGCGCAGGACCATCCAGCCGACACCATCGACACGTGGTGCGACCAGTTTGAGGACTGGTTCACTGATATGTATTCAGACAAGATAGAGCCTAAGCGCCTTGGCCAGCTGCTTGAGTGGAACGAAGCAGGCGAGCTGTACCGCGCTTTCAAAGGCGTGGCCCAGACACCCGAAATGTCCGGCGCGTTGATGGCCAAGGCGGGCGATAAGCTGCGCGCTGCAGGCAAGCTGGTCAAACCAACACCCGCGCAGACTGTGCAGACCGCGGTGCGGAAAGAGGCAGCGGTGCAGAGCGTTGGCGAGTTTACAGAGATCGATCTGGACGAGCTCAAGACGCGCGAGCTGCCCGATGTCGACTGGATCATCGAGGACGTCATCCCCGCGGGTAACCTTATTGGCATGGCGGGGCCGTCCGGTGCCGGTAAAACGCGGATCCTGTCGGCATTGATCGCGGCGCTGTGTTCGGGCAACACCGACATCATCGGCCTGCCCCGTGCTAACCGGCCGATCCGCACGCTGTATGTGGCGAACGAGGAGCGGACCAGCGACATCGAGCGGCGCGTCAAGGCGGCTGCTGTCGCCAACGGCATGTCGGGATCTCTGCCAATTACGGTGCGCGGTAAGGAGCACGGCCAGATGCGGCTGGCAAACGACGACGGGCCCATCGCGGCGGTTGTTGAGGAGCTGGGCAACAGGATCAAGGCCGCTGGTATCGAGCTGGTGATCTTTGACCCATTCAACACGCTGGGCGCGGGTGACGAAAACAGCGCGCAAGGCGTCGACGGCGTGATCAGCGCGATGCAGCAGCTGATGGCCGACACGGGCTGTGCTGTGATGTTCATCCACCACACACCAAAGGGCGAACGCGGTGCCGCTGTCGACGAGGTGCGCGGCGATGGCACGGCGTTCCGTGGGTCCGGCGCGATCTTCTCCCCGCTGGATATTGCGATGACGCTGTCCCCGTATCTGCCTGCGTCATGCCACGATGCTAAGAGCGGCAAGACCAACAGGCGGACGCTGCTGCAAGCGCAGCGCGACCGCAGGGTGCCAAAGTTCATCTGTCTGGACAGCGCCAAGGAACGTGAGAGTGAGGGCTTCCCCTCGGTGTACTTCCGGCTGGACGGTGTGGAGGTCCGAGAGGGTGGCAAGAAGATCGGTGCCGTCGTTCCGGTGCCCGAGAACGAGGCGGAGCAGACCTGCAATGCGGTGCTGCAGTCGATGCCCGACGCCGCTATTGACAGGCTCACACAGCAGGAATGGGCGCGGGTAATACTGGACCGACACCCGACCAAAGGGACACACCGCGTCTACCTCGCACAGGTCGTTGAGCTGCTTAATCATGCCGAGCCAGTGGGCTGGGTTGTCAGCAATACTAAGAAGCCGAGCTTCACGGAACGGGCCGGTAAAGCGGTCTATGAGATGCTGGCACAGCCCGTGAGCATCTCAGGCGTTTCAGTGCGTTTGGAGCGTCGCGGCCAGCTGCTTAACTGGATCGTGGAATGATGCAAAAAGGTTCCGAGTTCCGGCGGTTCCGGCGGAACTGGAACTTATTTTTAGCGCTAAGCCGCTGTTATTGTTAGATATAAAAGTTCCAAGGTTCCATGAGTTCCGGAGCGCTTTTATGTATATATTTCAACGTGTTAAAAGAAGTTCCACCCCCACCCCCCTAAAGGGGGGGAACCCCAGTTGGGAACTGGGTACTCCCACCACACGGGACACCTCAGATTTGGAGATCAAAATGGACTACCTCGAACTGAAGAGCAGAATAGAAAAAGCGGAGCGGAAAGGCATCTCGATTAGCGCGCACTCGCGCAAAGCGTTGCTGTGGTTAAAGCGGGGTTACGATAAGCGCGCCGACGGTAGGCTGCTTACAACAGGCACAGAAGCTGCAGCTGCTTACCGACGCGGTCAGTGGGCCGCGTACGATAGAATGCTAAACTGGATTAACGCGCAGGACGACATGTGTCTTGCTTGCAGGAAGGTGCTGCAGAAGCAGCTTATGGATTACAGACCAACACAGGAGGACCAAAAATGATCACCATTGGAATTGATTGCGGCCAGACCGGCGGCGTAGCCATCTTGAAGGACGGCGCGTTCGTCGCTGGCCTGCGGATGCCGATCATCAAACGTGGCAAGTGGAAGCACGTCGACATCCGCGCGCTGCTGCAGTGGGGCGGCACCGCAGCGGTTAGCGAGGGCCCCCTCACGTTTGTGATCGAGAGCGTTCACGCCATGCCCGCGCAGGGTGTGAGCAGCTCGTTCGCCTTCGGCAGGGCGACCGGTGCAGCTGAGGCGTGGGCGATGGCGTACGGCGTGCCCGTCGAGTGGGTCACCTCTTCGAAGTGGAAGAAATCCATGGGGCTGTCATCCAGCAAGCAGGCCAGCATGGACGCGTGCAAGCTGCACTTCGGTGAAAACGAGCTGTGGAACGTCAAGGCCAACGATGGGATTGCGGAAGCTGCCCTGATCGCGTTATGGTGGCAGCGACAAAAGTGATGAAATCAGCAGGAGATCAACCATGCAGCACCTAACCACGCCCCAGTACACCGCCTTATCCAAGTGGAGATGCGGTAGGCAGAAGAACAGCTACGCCTTACGTGTCCGTGAGGATGTGTACACCCGACTACTCGGGTTTGGTTACGTTAGTTGGTCCAGCTGGCTGCAGAGCCGCATCACGGCAGAGGGGCGCACAGCACTTGTCGCCTACGAGACCAAGCATAACATACCAGTAGGTGGCGCATGACCAAGGAACCACGGGCACATCTGTTCAAGAAGGGCGCACCGTCTCCCAACCCATTGGGGCGACCCAAGGGGCTGAAGGATAAGATCACGGTTGATCTCAAGCGCATGATGGAAGCTGCGCTCGAGAAGGCAGGCGAGAACGTCCAGAAGAAGCGGCGCAGCCTCAAGGATCTCGAGGCGGGCACCGCGTACCTGACGGACATCGCCGAGAAGCGGCCAGAGCTTTTCATGGCGTTGCTCAAGCAGATGATGCCTGCGACGCTGGACATCAACGCGACCGTGATGAACGGCCAGATGGTCGACGTGCTTGCGGCGCGCCGGATCCAGCTTTCCGAGCTGCGCAATATCACCCCCGAGGAGGACGACGATGAATAAACCGCACGTATGGCGGACGCCACCTGCCGGTCAAGGCAACAGCAGCGAGCGCATGTGTGCGTCGTGCGGTGCCCGTCGGTCGGTCGTTGGGCAGGACGGCCAATGCCTCGGCCAGCACAGCGCAGCTGTCGCGAACAACACGCATGAATATGATCCAATGGACGGTGGGTAAGCCATGGCCACTGCCGATGTACAGCTCGAGCTGGTCCATGAGATAGCGCAGTTCTACGATGACCCGCTGGGTCACGTGCTGTTCAGCTACCCGTGGGGCACCGGACCGCTGGCGGGCAGGGCTGGGCCACAGCAATGGCAGCGCGACTACCTCGAGGAGGTGGGCCGAGAGGTCAAGAAGCGCGGCTTCAATGGCGTCGACGCAGTGGATCCGCTGCAGATGAGCACAAGCAGCGGCCACGGGATTGGCAAGTCGGCGCTGGTTGCGTGGATCGTTCGCTGGATCATGGACACCCGACCGTACGCAAAAGGCATCGTGACGGCCAACACCGTGCCCCAGCTGCGCACCAAGACGTGGGCCGAGCTGGCCAAGTGGCACAACATGGGCATCACGCGAGAATGGTGGGAGATCACCAGCGGCCAGCTGCTCCAGTATTACCACAAGGAACACAAGGCCGAGTGGCGCTGCGACGGGCAGACGGCCAAGGAGGAGAACAGCGAGAGCTTCGCCGGACTTCACGCTGCCAACAGCACGCCGTTCTACATTTTCGATGAGGCTGCCGGTATCCCCGACAAGATCTACGAGGTGCGCCAAGGTGGTTTGACTGACGGCGAGCCGATGGTGTTCGACTTCGGCAACCCGACGCGTAACACGGGCCGCTTCTTCCAGAACATGGAAGGCCGGTTCCGGCATCGCTTCATCCGCAGGCACATCGACAGCAGCACAGTGGAGCAAACCAACAAGGCGCTGTTCAAGGAATGGCTCGAGGATTACGGATACGACAGCGACTTTTACAAAGTGCGTGTGCGTGGCCTGTTCCCCGACGCTGGCTCGCTGCAGCTGATCCCGATGAGCTCGTACACCAGCAACGTGAACTACGACGTGGTGGTTGGCCCGCAGGATCCGCTGATCATGGGCGCGGACGTTGCCCGCTTTGGCGACGACAGCAGCGTGATATGGCTGCGGCAGGGCAGAGACGCCGAGAGCCAGAACGATTGGAGCAAGCAGATCTTTCCGAAGCTGGACACAATGCAGTTTGCAGCGCGCATCGCTGAGATCGCACACCAAAAGCGACCTGACGCCATCCTGATCGACGGCGGTGGTGTTGGCGGTGGTGTGGTCGACCGGTGCAGGCAGCTGGGCCTCGACGTCATCGAGGTGAATTTTGGTGGCAAGGCAACCCAATCAGGCATGGCCAACATGAGGGCACAGATGTGGGCCAACCTGCGCGACGCGCTGGCAATTGGGGTACGACTGCCTGACATGGATGACCTGCGCACTGACCTGACCAGCGTCGAATACGGGTTCAACGCCAAGAACGATCTGCAGCTCGAGACCAAAGAAAACATGAAGAAGCGCGGGCTATCCAGCCCTGACCTTGCGGACGCGCTGGCGTTGACATACGCTTTGCCTGTCCACCCGAAACGACAAGGGTTCGACGGCCTACAGGAAGCCGCTGGTGGCGAGTACAACCCGTTTGAGTAGGATAGCACCATGAAGGTTGACGAACTGAAGGCTGCGTGCCTATCCACAAACGAGCTGACCGGCGCAGCCCGCACCCGCATCTACCTGACCGTACGGCGTAAGACGCTGCCAAGAGGCGTTACGATCAGCATAGCGCCACGCAGTGGACCTCGGGGTCAGCTGTGCGTCGTCAACGAGCGCGACGCAGGCGGCTACGACTGCACCGCCGTGTTCAGCGCACCGGCGGTACTTAAGTACCTTGAAGCAAACGGATAGGATATTACCATGGGCACACGTGACCCGAAGAAAACACTGACAGCGCAGCGGCCCATGGGTGGGTATGAGACCAAAAAGGATAAGCCAGATGAAGCGGAAAACCATACTGAAGTGCAGGACAGCCCTGTCGCACATGTCGGCATTCGTACCTCCCGATCGGGAAGTTGACGCACTCGATGTGATCTACACCAAGTTGATGCTGGGTGGTAAAGCGATCAAGCGCGTGGGTGAGGGCACTGCTCGGAAGCAGGCGCGCGAGTACGCAGAGCGACAACGCAAAGCAGCGCTGCGAAATGCCGTGGACGCAGGCGTAGTTTTCAAGTAGGTTTCGGCAGTATGAATGGCTTGATTGTTTTCTCTGGTGACAATGCGCACCCCCTGTCTGCGATGTTGCGTCCGTCGTGTCGGCACGTGTGGTGCGCAATCAGAGATCGAAACGGCATATGGATCGAGACCGACATGACGGTCAACGGCATAACCGTATCAGCAATCGACGAGGGATTTGACCTCAAGATGTATTACCAGCAGGCCGGTCTCGAGGCATGGTCGGTTGACGCCCAGCCTGCAGCGCGCAGCCTGCTGCCGTTTTCGTTGAACAACTGCGTATCGCTCACCAAGAGCTTAATCGGCATACGCTGCTCCGCCATCACCCCGTATCAACTGAGGTCGTACCTCGCACGAAAGGACGCAACATGCGCATCAACTTGACTTTCGCAGGCTTCGGCGGCGGTTCATCCGCAGCAGCGCCACCCCCACCACCCGCAGCCGCGCCTGCCCCGCCTGCGCCGCCCACCGCACCGACAACTGCGCGACCTTCGCGCGCCATGGCTGGCGGTGGTCAGGCCACGCCTGCCAACGTACGCAACAGCGGAGGTGCCCGAGGCACCAGCACAATGGGTAGCGTATCGCGCGCCTTGAAATCATTGACAGGTCAATAACATGGTAGTCAGCACCCCAGAGAACCTTGGCGGCTCGTCACTGCGCGGTAAGCAGGGCGCTGCATACAAGCGGTTTCTCCAGCTCGAGACAGATCGATCCAGCTGGCGTGGCCAGTGGCAAGAGATCACCGACTACCTGCTGCCTCGTCGCGGCCGGTATTTGATGGAGAGCCAGAGCACCAAGGGCCGTAAGCGTAACAGCAAGATCATCGACAACAGCGCGGGCCAAGCCCTGCGCACGATGACCGCGGGCATGATGTCGGGGCTTACCAGCCCTGCACGGCCGTGGTTCCGACTGATGACCGAAGACGATGGCATGATGGAGGCCGAGGGCGTCAAGCGTTACCTCGGTGATGTGGAGCAGATCCTGCGCCGCATGCTGTCAGCGTCGAACTTCTACAGCGCAGCATCCACAGTGTACTTTGAGCTGGGCGCGTTCGGTACTGCACCGGTCATGCGCCGTAAGCATCCACAGCTGCACGTGCACTACCGCAACTTCACCGCCGGTGAGTACGTGATCGCGGAGAACGAGTACGGCCAAGTCGACACGTTGGGCCGTGAGTTCACCATGACGGTCTCACAGACCGTCGAGGAGTTTGTCTGGGACAACGATCGTGAGAAGTTTGACTGGGACAAGGTCAGCCGCACAACCAAGACCTTGTGGGACCAGCAGAACTACGACGCTGCCGTGCCCACGGTGCACATGATCCAGCCCCGTCGCCAGAAGGAGCGTGACCTGTCCAAGATGGACGGCATGAACCGGCCCTTTGCAGATATGTATTTTGAGAAGGGTGCTGACCGCGACGTCCTGCTGAAGGAGGATGGCTACTTCCGGTTCCCCGTTTTCTGCCCACGTTGGGATGTGCTTGCGGGCGATGTGTACGGCCACAGCCCAGCAATGGAAACGCTTGGTGACATCAAGCAGCTGCAACATGAGCAGCGGCGCAAGGCGCAGGCCATCGACAAAATGGTCAACCCACCGATGCGCGCGAGCATGTCATTGAAGGGCAAACCTACAACAGTGTTGCCCGGAGGCAACACTTATGTGGACCCCATGAACGGCGACGCAGGCTTCGCCCCGCTGTACCAGATCCAGCCCCGTATCAACGAGCTGATGATGGACATCCAAGAGGTGCAAGGCCGCATTCAACGCGGCTTCTATGCCGACCTGTTTGCCATGATGATCAACAGCGACCGTCGCCAGATGACAGCAACCGAAGTGGCCGAACGCCATGAGGAGAAGCTGGTGCTGCTCGGCCCTGTGCTCCAGCGGCTCAACAGCGAGTTTCTGGATCCGATGATCGAGGACGCATTCCTTGTGGCCAGCGAACGCGGCCTGTTACCGGATCCACCCGAGGCGCTGCAAGGTCAGCAGATCCGCGTCAAGTACGTCAGCCTGCTCGCTCAGGCACAGGAAGCTGCCAGCGCATCGTCCATGGAACGTACAATGGCGTTCGCAGGCAACCTGACCGGTGTGGCCCCCGACATCCTCGACAACTTCGACATGGATTACGCTGCGCGCGAGTATGCAGACATCATGGGCACGTCGCCCAACTTGGTTCGTGACACCGTCGTTCGCGACAAAATACGTGCTGATCGTCAAGAAGCACAGCAACAACAGCAGCAGCAGGAGCAGGCAGCGCAAGCAGCCCAGACCGGCGTGCAGGGTGCGCAAGCCGCCAAGCTCCTCAGCGAGACTGACAGCCAGAAACCCAACGCGCTGACCGAGTTGTTGCAGAGAGGACAGAGCCGTGGCGTCTGAAACCCGTAGAAAATCACTCAAGATCCCGAAGCAGGTTGTCTATGACAGCAGCGATCCTGACCAGATACAGCGCGCTACCGACCTCGACAAGGATCGCGACCGCGATCTGACCGAGATCATGAAGCTGCCTCGAGGGCGGCGCTGGATGTACGACCTGATCTACCGCGATTGCCACGTGAGCAGCATCAGCCACTACCCAAACGACACCCACACCACAGCGTATAACGAAGGCGCGCGCGCGGTGGGGAACAAGGTGCTGGAAGAGTTACGCACCAATCACTTCAGCGCCTTTTTAACAATGTTGGAAGAGCATCATGACCCAGTCGAATGACATTACAGCCGCGGCACCCGCCGTAGGTGACGCACCTGCAGTCGTCGCAACGCCTCCCACGGCAGACGCGCAGCAATCACCGGCAGGGGATCCGTCCGCCCCTGCTGGTGGTGACATACTTGACACACCCCCTGCGGGTGATGCACAAGTAAAACCAGATGGAGACGTGCTGGCGGATGCCGACGGCTCTACCGATGAAGGGGTGCCAGACAGCTACACCTTCGAAGCGCCTGACGGTCTCACGATTGATCAGGCGGCGCTCGACGGCGCAATGGCAGTGGCGAAAGAGGCTGGGTTAACCCAAGCTCAATTTGATGCCATGGCCACTTACGACCTAGAGCGTACGCAGGCAGCAGGAGAAAGTGCTGTCGGTGATTGGAACAAGCGGGTTGATGGGTGGCGTGAAGCCGCTCGGACCGACAAAGACTTTGGTGGCGAAAGCTACAATGCGAATGTCAAAGAGGTCGTAAGACTGATCGACACATTCGGTGACGCGGACCTCAAGGCCCTCGTCAAGTCCCCGTCGGCAGACAACCCAGACGGTCTGGCAATCGGCAACAATCCTGCATTCCTACGTTTCTTACACCGCATCGGTAAAACGGTACAGGGCGAACCTGATTTGTTGCAAGGCGATGCAGCACAGACGGGAGCCAGTGACGCAGCAAGATTGCAGAAAATGTACCCATCGATGTTCAAATGAAGTGCACAACAATGGAGGGCCTTTGAATGGCTGTTCTCGGCACACTAAACCCCACGCTTTCGGATCTCGCGAAAGTAACCGACCCAGATGGCAGCATCGCTGACGTTGTGGAAATCCTCAACGAGACCAACGAAATCCTCGCGGATATGAGCTGGCTCGAAGGCAACCTGACAACTGGTAACCAGTCGTCTATCCGCTCTGGCCTGCCTGTGCCTACATGGCGCAAGCTGTACGGTGGCGTGCAACCCACCAAGTCGCGTGCTGTCCAAGTGACAGACACGTGTGGTAACCTTGAAGACTACGCCGAGGTCGACAAAGATCTCGTCGACATGGCAGGCAACCCTGCTGCGTTCCGTCTGCAAGAGGACCGCCCGCACATCGAGGGCATGAACCAAGAGATGGCCGACACGCTTTTCTACGGCGACGAAACAACCGCCCCCGAAGAGTTCACCGGTTTTGCTCCACGTTTCTCGTCTTTGGGCGCTGAAAATGGTGACAACATCATCGACGGAGAAGGCACCGGAGGCAGCAACGCCAGTGTATGGCTGATCTGCTGGTCGCCCATGACTTGCCACGGCATCGTGCCAAAAGGTTCCACGGCTGGCCTCAGCTCGCGTGACCTCGGTGAGGACACTCTCGAGGACGCATCGGGCGGCGCTAACACCGGCCGCATGCAGATCTACCGCACCCACTACAAGTGGAAAGCAGGTCTGACCGTTCGTGACTGGCGCTATGTTGTTCGCATCGCGAACATCGATCGCTCGCTGCTGACCAACGACATCTCGACTGGCGCTGATCTCAACGATCTTATGCACCGCGCCGTGACAGAGATCCCCAATGCTGCGATGGGCCGCTGCGCATGGTACATGGACAAGACTGTCCTTGCCTTCCTGCGTCGCCAAACATCCAATGCTGTTGCCAACTCCACGTTGTCCACAGATATGGTTGGCGGGACTATGCAGACAAGCTGGGGAGGGTATCCTATCCGTCGTTGTGACGCCCTGTCTATCAATGAAGCACGCGTAACTTAAGGCCTACGGGTCTTACGCGCATAGACAGACAGAAAGGTCTTACTATGATCCTCGATAAACTAAACCAGTTTGCCAGCAACGTGTCCGTTGCGGCATCTGCAGGCACTGCCCAAGTTGGCGATGTCATGGATCTGGGGCTCACGCCTCAAGATCTCGGTAACGGCAAGCCAATGTATTTGGTTATTGTTGGCGGCGACACTGCGATCATCACCGGCGGCTCCGCCGGTACGATCCAGTTTGAGCTGGCATCAGACGCCCAACCAGCCATCGCTACCAACGGCACCGCGTCCACGCACCTTCAGACAGGTGCGTTCGCTACGGACGACGCTGCTCTGACTGCGATTAACGTTGGCACTAACGTGTTCATGGGCGCATTGCCTACGGGTGCGGGCGTGGCTTACGAGCGCTACCTCGGTGTGCTTGTAAAGACGGGCACTACCACCACGACTGCCGGTACGATCACCGCGTTCCTGACGTTTGATCCATCGGCGTGGAAAGCCTACGCAGACGGCGCAAGCTAAACCGACAAATTGAAGGGGCCGTGAGAGCGGCCCCTTTTACCAATTCATACAACGCCAGAAGGGAAGAGTTACATGGCCGTTACAGATACCAAATTTAACCCGAGTGGAAGCGGTGACATCGCCGCTATCAAGACCGCAGCAAACGCGTTTGCTGCAGTTATTGAGGCCCATTCGCCCGCAGGTCGTCGCCAGTCTATCGCGCTGACCAATCTTGAAACCGCTTCGATGTATGCAGTGAAAGCTGCAGCCGTCGGAGACCAAGTGTAAGGAAGAGACACATGGCTATTCGAGTACGTTTTTCACGCGATGGGTGGTATCACCCCGCATTCGGCCGCCTCGGACGTGGTAAGGGCACAGACGTCATCTATCGTCTGCCAGACCAGTTCGCGGAAGAAGAGACAATCGTTGTTCCAGTGATGGACCACACCACCCGACCACCTCGGAAGGTGTCGGAGAAAACCATCACCCGCTATAAGTTCCTGCCCGAGAGCGCGCACATCATCACAGATGACGAGTTCTCCGATCTGGAAGAAGAGGCAGAGCGCGAGAACGAAGCTAAGCCCAAGGCCATCACACCCAAGACTGCCGAAGACGGCGCGCTTGCCGAAGTGACTGGTCGCGGGGCGCTCAAGAAGGTACAGTCTGCCAAGGACCGTACCGCCGGTAACCCTAAGCCGAAGCGGCCTGCACGTAAGATCGCCGCACCGCAGGGTGCACCAACAGAGTAGAGGTAGACCATGGCCGTCTCAGAAGTACAGATCGCAAAGCTCGCCCTCCAGCACTTGGGCGACCGTTACGACATTACCAGCCTCACCGAGGATGGCACCGAGGCGGAGCAGGTCAACCTTGTTTTCGCTAACCTACGAGACGCCTTGATCCGCGAGCATCCTTGGAAGTTCGCGCTACGCTACTACACCCCCAGCGCACTCGCAGGCACGCCGCCTGCGCGCTGGGGTTACATGTATACTTACCCGTCGGACGCGCTGAAGGTGTGGCGTATCGTCAACCCAGCTGATCCGCACGGGGACACGCTGCCTCCGCTGAAGTGGAGCATCGCGCGCAACTCGAACGACACCAAGGTGCTGCTGACTGACGAGGCCGAACCCGAGTTTGAATACAGCAAGCAGGTCGTGGACAGCTCCGAGTTTGACGCCAACTTTGACATGGCGCTCAGCTACCGGATTGCCGAAGCCATCGCCATGCCGATCACCGGCGACCTCGGCATCAAGCAGAGCATGGGCCAAGAGGCCCGCATGTACGTCGGCGTCGCAAAGATGGAAGACGGCAACGAGGGCGTGAACCGCGAAATGTCGCACGACCCAGACTGGCTCAGAGCAAGGAATTAACAATGGCTAAGATTATCCAGCCGAGTATGGCAGGCGGCGAAGTATCTGCGCCTGTCGCGGCACGTGTGGATCTTGGCAAGCGCGCTGTCGCTGTCGAGGTGGCTGAGAATTTCGTGGCCACCTTTACAGGTGCCATGGCATCCCGCGCAGGCACCAAATTTGTGGCGCAGTGCAAGGCTGAGGCAGGCCCGTACCGCATTGTAGAATTTGAATTTAACGACGACCAGACGTTCGTCATCGAGATGGGCGACGCCTACCTGCGCTTCCATACTTTAGGGGCACAGATCTTGGACAGCGACGCTGTCAAGACGATCACCGGCGTTACCGCGGCGGATCCCGCTGTCGTAACCAGCAGCGGGCACGGCCTGTCCAATGGCGACGAGGTTTACATCGCCGGTGTAGATGGCATGGCCCAGCTGAATGGGCGTAATTTTCTTGTGTCCAGCGTAACGACTAACACGTTCGCGCTGCAAACAGTGGGCGGCGCAGACATCGACGCCAGCGCGTACACCGCTTACACCAGCGGGGGCACTGCCACACCGCCCTACGAGCTGGCTGCGCCGTGGGCGGGCTCCGACCTGTTCAAGGTAAGCTACGCGCAGTCGGGCGACATCATGACCATGACGCACGCGGACTACCCCCCGCAGGAGCTGATCCGTATCGACAACGACAGCTGGACGCTGCGCGACGTCATACTGGAGCCTGCCCAAGCGGCACCCTCGTCTGTCTCTGCAGGCCACAACACGTCATCGAGTACGGTCAACCCGCGCACATACGCCGTGACTGCAGTCAACGTGGACGACGGCGAAGAGAGCCTTCGCGGTACTGCTTCAGGTTCACCCGTGACGAACATATCGCGGACTGACCCCGCTGTCGTAACCACATTCGGCAACCACAATCTGGAGACGGGGGACGACATCGCAATCAGCCTTGTTGTCGGTATGACCGAGATGAACGGTCGCCGGTTTGACGTTGTGCGTATTAGCGACACGCGGTTCAGCCTGCGCACGTTTGACGGCCGCAATGTCGACAGTACCGGCTTGTCGGCTTACATCAGTGGCGGCACCGTAAACATACTGTACTTCAAGGTAGCCAACAGCGCCGCTGCTGAGTGGGACAACAGCGTCACGTGGCAGTCAGTACCCAACGCGCAGTACTACAACGTGTACGCAACGACATCGACCGGCCTGTTCGGCTTCGTAGGCACCAGCACCAAGGCAACTTTTGAAGACGTCAACATCGCACCCGATTATACACGCACGCCACCGCTGACATACAACCCGTTCGACACGTTCGCAGGGCAGTCGGGGGTAGCCCCACAGGCCACTGGATTTTTTCAGCAACGGCGCTACTTCGCTAATAGCAACACGTTGCCGAACCGGTTTTGGGCCAGCCAGATTGGCCACCTCAGCAACTTCTCCAAGTCGATCCCCGCGCTGGCCGACGACAGTATCTCTGCTACGATTGCTGCGCGCCGTATCAACGAGATCAAACACATCGTCCCCCTTAGCGACCTGATCCTACTGACGTCGGGTGGTGAGTACCGCGTGACTGGTGGGCAGGATGGGGCCATCCGCCCCGATGCGCTCAACGTGGCACCGCAATCCTACTACGGATCCACCGACGTGCGCCCTATCGTTGCGGGCGACGTGGGCCTGTTCGTCAGTGTGGGTGAGTTCGTCCGCGATCTCAGCTTCCAAGTCGAGCGCGGCAAGTTTGTAGGCAGGGACATAACCGTTCTTGCGCGGCACCTGTTCGACTTTACGACAATCGTGGATTGGGACTACGCGCCCTCTCCTTACAACATCGGCTTCACTGTCATGGCAGACGGCAGCGGATGCTATCTAACCTACCAGCCCGATCAGGACGTATACGCGTGGTGCCGCACCTCCACACAGGGCAAGTACAAGTCGACTTGCGTTGTTCGCGAGGGCTCGGTCGACGTGATTTACGTGGCTGTAGAGCGTACGCTGAACGGGGCCACGGGCACCTACATTGAGCGTACCGACGACCGCAAGTTCGAGGTACTGAGCGATGCGTTCTGCGTAGACAACGGCCTGACCCTCGACGTGCCACTGGCCGTTACTGGTGCAACCGCGACAAACCCCGTCGTCATCACAGCGGTGGGCCATGGGCTCAGCAACGGTAACACTGTCGACCTGTCTGACATCCTTGAGAAAACAACGAGCACAAACACCGGCGAGCAAGCCAGTACAAACTACAACGGCACCGGATTTACGGTTGCTGGAGCTACGGCCGACACCTTCGAACTGACGATCGAGGGCGAGGACGTCGACGGATCCGCGTATGCTGCTTACTCTTCCGGTGGCGCTGCGCGGAGGGCGGTCACCACGGTCTCTGGCCTATGGCATTTAGAGGGCGCAACCGTGGTGGCTGCCGCAAACGGCTATGCGGAGAGCGGCCTTGTGGTAACCAATGGGACCATCACACTGGGCGCACCTGCATCGCGCATACACATCGGGCTGGGCTACTTCTGCAGGCTGGTCACGCTACCGCTGACGCAATACGCTGACGGGCGCACCACCGATGGCCTCGCAAAGAACATCAGCAGGCTTACCGTGCAGGTCGACCGGACCATGGGCATGTGGTTTGGGCCATCTACCGACCTGATGCGTGAGGCTAAGTTCGGCCTGCCCGCGCTGTACGGCCAGCCCCTGCTCGCTGTGACCCAAGATATTGACGTGACTATGAAGGCCAACTGGGGTAAACGGAAGCAAGTAGTGCTGGAGCAGCGAGAGCCGCTGCCCCTGACAGTTTTAGCCTTGATCCCAGACGCCACCCTTGGAGGGAACTAATGCAGTCGCTCGCGCAGTTCACAAACAGCGGCCGTCCGCTCGAGGACGTCGAGGGCGATATGCTGGGTTACCCCCAAGTTGACTGCCCGATCACGCACCGCTTTGGGCCTAACATATACATTCGCGAGGTAGTGATCCCTGCAGGCACGCTTGTTATGGGGCACAGCCACAAGACAGAACACATGAACGTGATACTGGCAGGGCGTATCGCCGTGGTCATAGACGGGGACACCACCGTCATGGAGGGCCCCGCGAGCTTTACGGCACCTGCCGGAAGAAAAGTTCTATACGCCATCGATGAGGTGATTATGCAAAACATACACGTGACAGCCGAGACCGACGTTTACGCGTTAGAGGACCAGCTTGTGGACAAGAGCGATGCGTGGAAGGCTAACGAGATTGCCAGCAGCACAGCCTCACTGCTCGCAGCAGTAGAGGGGACCGCATAGCATGGCTTTTATCGCAACCGCCCTCGCCGTCGCCAGTGTGGGCTTCAGCGCATACGGCGCGGCACAGGCTTCTAAAGGTCGTAAGCGGCAGGCTGCCTCGCAGAAACAGCAGTCGCTGTTCAACGCTGAGGTAGCTGCGGAAAACAGTGCCGACGTTGCTAAGCGCGGTATAACCGCGATCAGGGACCAGCGTATGATGACGCTGCGCAACCTGTCCGAGGTGCGCACCGCAGGTGCAGCCAGCGGCGTTGTTGTCGATCAAGAAGGTACGTCGCTGCAAGACAGCGTGATTGCCATGGCACGCGCGGGCGCGATCGACGTCGTGCGTTTGCGCGAGAACATCGACCGCGAGATGCGCCGAGCCGAAGTGCAGGGTGCACAGTTTACCGCGCAGGCTGACCAGTTTGAAATAGCGCGCTCGAGCGAAAACCCGTTTAGGGCGGCCGCCGTTGCAGGCACAAACGCGGCGGTTGGCAACTCAGATATTTTGTTTGGATAATAAACCATGGTGACAATACCCTCCCCCGTACAGCAGGGCCAGCAGACCGGTAGCGTAACCTTAGACGCCAAGGCTGTGCCGTTTACCAACGTGCAGTTTGCCAACCCCAACCAAGCAGCGGCCGCTGACATGTCCGCCTTTGGCCAAACGATGGGCGCACTCGCAGGGCAGATCGCTCAGAAGCGAGACCGCGTGAACCTGCGTGCAGCTGAGGCTGAGTGGTTCGCGTTTGAACAAGAAGTCAACGACCCGCGGAGCGGTCTGTACACTGCGCGCGGTATGGACGCGAGCGGGTCGACCGACCGCATCACAGAAATGACAACTGCTAAGGCGGCTGAGATCCAAGCGCGCTACGAGGGTAGGTTCATCACCGGCTCCAGCCGAGAGTCACTGGAGACGTTGTTTACAGGCCGCTCGCAAGAGCTGTGGGGCAGCGCCGCCCGTTTCGAGATGGCGCAGCTGGACGCCGCAGAGCAGGCCCAACTCAACTCGTCCATTGAGACCGCAGCCGACCGCGCGTCCACCTTTTGGAACGACGACGTCGAATACGAAAACGCCATCAGTCAGGCGTCAGGTGCAGCGATGAGCATGGCAGAGGGCAAGCCGGACGAGGCGCTTGATGCTGACGTGCAGGCGAGCACATCGACAGTCGTGTTAGCCCGCGCGGAGCGGCTGTTGCAGAACGCGCCCAACATGGTTGGCGAGTTTATCCAGCGCGAGATCGACGCAGGCCGCATGGACCAGACAACAGCCGACGGCTGGATGGCAGCTAATGAGAGCAACATCGTTGCAGGGCAAGCCTCGATGCTTGTCGACGGATCCGAGGCCGCCAGCGCATCACCGTTCCCGCAGAGCGATCCTGTGCAAGGTTCATCGGTAGAGATGTTCTTGTCCGCCATAATCGGTAGCGAGAGTAGCGGTCGGCCCGACGCGACCGTGACCATAGACGACGGCCGCATCTTCTCCGGTCTCGGCGGCGTAGGCGAGGCTCGCTTCCAAGACATGAAGAACGCGGGGAAGGTGCCCGCCGGTATGACCCTGCTGCAGTTTTCCACTGCCGAAAACGCAGACCTGCAGCGCGACGCCTTGCGCTGGCATATCGGAGACATCGACCGCGCGATTGATGCAGGCGGTTACCTAAGCCGCGGGATGAGCCGTGATGGTTTGCGCGCTGTCGCGCATCTCGGAGGCATAGGAGGCATGCGCTCGTTCGCCAACAGCGGCGGGCGGTACAACCCGAATGACAGCTATGTGAAGCCTGACGGCGTGCGCACCAAGGGTACGTCTCTGCAGAACTATTACGACAAGTTCTCAGGATCGAGCACCGGTGGGATGACGGCCGACCAGCGTATTGCAGCAGAGACCAATCCCGCTGTGCGGGATGCCGCGTTTCGCCAGCTGGACCAGCGCCGCGCGCGGCAGCACACAGCCGACGAGCGGCTGTCTGGGCAGGTCACCACTGCAATCATCACTGATTACGAGCAGGCCGCACGCGACGGTACTGACTTTGACCTTACCGCAGCGCTCGCGCAGACTGGCGTTGTAGAGGCGCTCGGCGCGCGCATTGAAACCGTACGCGAGTATGTCCGCCGCCAAGAGACGGGTGAGGATGTCAAGACATCGACAACAACGGTGCAGGCGATCGAGGAGCTTATATACAGCAACCCCGAGGATTTTCGTAACCGCGACCTGATCGCATATTATGGCGACGAGCTGAGCAACTCCGACATGAAGTCGTATCTGCGGGAGCAGACGAGCGCGCGCATCGACGCCGCAAAACCGCCCGACGAGATTGATCAGTGGACGCGCTCGGCTACAAGCACGCTGGTGACCGACATCGCGACGTCGCTTGGTGTGACTACGCCGCTTGCGCAGAGCCGTCTGCTGAACCAAGCGATGGTAGCGACGCGCTTGTACTCCGACAAGAACGGCGGTGCGCGTATGTCTGACGGCCAGTTGGCCACCGCAGTGCGCCAGAGCGTGACGGCCACAGTGGCCACGTTTAACCCAAAGGGCGGATCGTACGGTAACCGCCAGACCAGCGGTAAGGACTTCCAAAGCACGCTCGTACGCGCGAACACACAGGGCGCGGAACGCTTCCTTGCTGGCGAGGTTGATCTGGAGCTGACGTATCCCACACCTGACGGCCCAGTTAATCACAAGGTGACGCAAGCGGAGTTTGCGTCTGCGTACCGTTATCTGTACGCTCTGAACAGTGGGGCACCGCTCGCCAGCGAAGTAATCATGGCGCTGCAGCTGTACCCACCGGACACTGTTGAAGGACTTAACTAATGGACAACCGCTTTGATCGCATGCGTGAGGGCCTCGATACTGCTGCATCTGATCGGACGAGCCGCAGGCTTACCGACGCTGCCACGCCCGACACTGCGGTCTCTGCACTGCGCACCGGACCCGAGATAGGCGCAGATCCAAACGCGCTTGTGCAGGATCCGGCGTCGCTTCAGCGCTTGCAGCGCAGCGTGGCCGACAGTGCGGCGTTGCGCGACGCCCCGAAGGTGCGCAAGTTCGTTGACGAGAGCGAGGTAAACGCCGCTCTAGTCAGCGACGAGGTGGCCCCGCTGGGCAACTTTGAGAAGCTGCAGACGTGGCTATCCAGCGGATCTAAAGAGCTGTTCGGATGGAACCGCGATGACCGTTTTCAAGGCTTGGTCGGTAAGTCAGTCGAGGGGGCCAGCCGCATCGCGGTCGGTACTTATAGCACCATACAAGGTATGTCTGCGAGTGGCCGCGCGATGGACGCCGTCAGCGCGTTGCAAACCATGCAGTTTATTGCGGGCGGGGGCACACCCACTCGGGAGCAGCTCGACGCACCAGAGTTCGTAAGCAACGCGTTCACGATGGACAACGAAGCGGGCACCGTTGTTAACTTTCTAAACGCCAACGAGGACCAGCGGGCTACCATGATGGGTGCCGTGGCTGACAAGATCGTGGACGCCGATACTGATGTGACGCAAGCTGCGCTCATGGTCGCGTTAATGGTGAAGGATAACCCACAGGGCCCTGACGTGACGCTGGGCAACATCCCCGAGGTCATAGCATTTTACGGCATCCAGACCACAGCGCTGGCGTTGCCTGCCATGGTTGTAGCCGCTGCTGGTGGCCGCGCCGCAGGTAAAGCTGCGTTCCTCGGGCAGAGTTACAGTCTGGGCTATGGCCAAGCGGTGCAGCGCGACATCTTAGAGAACGGCCCTGACGCGTTTTACAGCCAAGACACTCACCGCAAAGGTTTGATTGTCGCCCCTCTCTTTGCTGCTACCGAATTTTTAGGCCCTGTTGGTCGTGTCCTGCGTCGTCCATTCGCAGCAGTTCCCGAAGACCTGATGATCCGCGCGCTGCGCGCACGCACTCTGCCCGCGCAGGTCGGCGCAGTCACTGCGGCCGGTGCCCTCGAGGAGGGTGTCGCTGAGATGGTGCAGGAGATGCTGGTCGACTGGGGCAACGGCGAGCTGGATTGGACATCCGAAGGGATCACCAAGTATCTCGAGGCCGCTGCCGTTGGCGCGATCATCGGCGGGCCTATGACCGCCACGTTCGAAACGCCAGCCCTTGTGATGAGCGCGCGCAGAAATAGCGCCGCTCAGCGAGACGGCATGACAAACGACACCCTGCAACAGATCCAAGACCAAGCGGGCACCGTACGCCTGCGCGAGCGGTCGCCTGAGAAGTGGCGCGAGTTCCTGCAGTCTATCGGGACTGACGAGGGCCGCATGTATGCTGAGGCCGACGCGGTGCAGAAAGCTGTACAAGCGGGCACCGTGGATCTGGAGACGCTGGGCATCACGCAGGAGAGTGTCGACACCGCAATACAGACCGGCGGCCGCGTAGAGATTAACCAGACTAACTGGGCGGCAAACTACGCAGGCACCGACGTGGGCCAGATGGTGCTCGACAACAGCGCCGTCCGCGCTGACGGGTACACGCCTGCGCAGCTGCGCAACTTCCAAGATCTGGTCGCTGAGACGAACGCAGAAAACGCGCTCACAACTGAGCAGAACAAAGACATTGACGACCGGACCACAGCGCTACGCACTGAGCGCCGCTTGGCCATGCGCGCAGAGGGCATGTCGCGCACCGAGGCTGCTGCAAACGCTACGCTGCAGGCGGCAGCTGTGCGCACGCTCGCAATCCGCACGGGTGATGCGTCCGTGTTTGACCAGTTCCAGCTGAACGTCGAGGGTACGTCTGCCCTCGGTGCGCAGAAAGCCGCCGACGTTGTGTCCCGTATGTTCGATCAAGCGCCCATTAAGGTACGTGGATCTAGGCAGTCGGGCTCCGGCAACAAGCACGGGTTCATGCCCCACCTGCGGGTCAAAGGGCCGCGCGTGCCCGCTGCTCGAACAGCGTCTGTTGTGCTGGCCAAGACACAGAACCAAAACGCCGACCGGCAGCTGGCAGGCGTCAGCGAGGTGCAATTACGCCACCCCGACCCAGCCGCGTCACCGGACGCATGGAACAAGATGATGGTCGACGCCCTTGCCACTGACGACATACCGTCCCCACCTTACAAGTTCCTGTCCGACGTCAACGGCGGCGGCGCTATCGAGATGCTGAACCGGCTGACTGAGGGTCAGATTGCTGACGCTGACCAAGGGTTTGAAAACGCGCGCGAATTCCGTGAGGCGTACACAAGCGGCGACGTCACTGTGTCTGACACCACCAAGCTGTTCTTGTGGTCGTTCCTTTCGCGGGGTGTGTCGCCCTACACGCAGGAGAGCATGTTCCTCGACGCGTTCGCAGACATCGGCCAGTGGGCTGACGCAGCTGCAGCAGGCGCGTTTGACGTGGACACAACACGACTGGAGTTCGACGTAGGGCCTGACGTAGAGGCTTGGGCCGACAATCTGCTCGCGTTCGCTAACAAAGCATACGCCGGTATGACGGCAAAAGATAAAGCTAAACGCGGAGGGCCACCGACCCGCGAGGAGTTTGATTTTCCAAAGAGCAGCAGCGGCCAGCCGATGATGACCTATGGCGAGTGGGCGGCCACCGCAGCACCCGCAGGATCCGGCCAGTCGGGCGCAGGCACCTCGCACAATCTTAACGCATTCGGCCGCAGCTTCTTAGTCAAGATGTCTCAAGACAGCGGCGACGGGCGGTCCCGCATACAGCTGATCCACGACATGATGGGCGATCCCGAAGCGACGGGTCAGCAGATCCGCCGCGAGTTTGCTCGCCTTGGCGAGGGTGTGGGCATCGACAATAAAGTGGTATCGTTCACGTTGCTTGTCGCGGGCTTTGACGACGTCATGGTCCTCGACCGCGTGCAGATCCGCAACTTGTGGAACGACGGCCGGTTCGACGGCATGAACCTGTATGACGGTTACAAAGTCGACGGCAAGGTCGCCACCGGCTCAGGCCTTGCAAAGCTGGGCGACGGCGTGCGCGGCCTTCTGGTGTATGAAGCGCTGGAGCAGGGGCTCCGCGAGCGGATGGACGCCATATACACTGAGGTGGGCCGCCCTGACGACGCCAGCGTGGGACGTTACCACTGGGAGACTTGGGTCGCAGCGTCGCAGCAGGAGGCAAGCCACGCCACGATCGACGCTATCCTGCGCCAGATCAAGGGCGACGCTACGCCTACAGCCGGTGTCACAGCAAAAGAAGGCGAGTATGGAAGCTACGCCTATGGTGCGCGCTACGGCGTGAACGCTGACGGCAGCAGTTACTTCCTTTACGAAGTGCCCCAACTCGGGTTATACAAGTTTGACGTGCCGTCATTCCAACGGTTTCTGACGGAGATCAAAAAGCCCAAAGCGGGAGTTATCCCCAAGGGAAAATTCAGAGTAACGGAGGCGGGTAATGAACCGTGGTACTTCCAAGCAGGCGTCAGTCTCGACGCCCTCAACACAACCGCAGCGCAGTTCGGGGCAAGCGTCACAGCCGACGACCTTCGACAAGCTGATGTCGCGGATGGCGTCGACCAAAATGTTTCCGATGGATCGCCAGCCGATCAGCCCAGCGCCGCGCGCACATTCAACCAAGGAGGATTAGACCGTGGATTACAAGAACCCCAAAGCAGTTACTCTAGCGGAGGAGAAGCAGGACGGGGACTACCGGCTCTTGAAGGCGCGCCGACAGTCAGAGGCGTTTCGGGACCGGACACACAACTCGTCACCGTCGCTGAACGATACGCCGCCAGCGCAGGAATAAACCTCCAGCGGCAGGATACCTTTGCCGAAGTCGACCCCGAGCGGGCCGCCCGTATTGCTGACGCTTACGCCGAGATGAAGCACGACCCGCAAGATCCGAAGGTCGCAGAGGCTTACCAGAATATGATCGAGCAGACACTGGCGCAGTACAAGGCGCTGGTGGCTGACGGTTACGAATTTTACTTCATCGACGCCAGTACCGCTGAAGGCAAAGCGTACGCGTCGTCACCGTTCAACGCTATACTCGAACTGCGCAACGACAAGCGCATGGGCGTGTTTGCCACCGACGATGGCTTCGGTACTGGTGAGGCGTTCGACCCCACCGACAACCCTATGCTGGCCGAGACCGGCTTTGAGTGGACCATGGGCCCAGACGGTGCCCCGCAGACCGCTTATGCCAACGACGTGTTCCGCGCCGTGCACGACGCGTTCGGCCACGGTCTGGAGTTCGCGGGTTTCCGCGCGCGCGGAGAAGAGAATGCGTGGCAGGCACACGTTCGCATGTTTACAGGCAGCGCAGTCGCGGCAGTAACCACCGAGACCCGCGGACAGAACAGCTGGTTAAACTACGGCCCATACGGCGTAGCCAACCAGACTGCGTCAGTTGCGGATACCGTGTTTGCCGACCAGAAGACTGGCTTGATGCCAGATTTCACGTGGTCGGAAGGCAAGGCGGGTCCGCACCTATTTACGCAAGGCACCACCCCACAGGCCAACACGGTCACCGTTGCTGAGACTGGCGAACCGCTGCGCCTGTATCGTGGCACCACGCAAGACTTTGACGACATCGGTGCAGGCCTCGTCCTGCTCAGCACACAGCGCGGCACAGCCGCCGCTCAGGCAGGCCGCGACCCCGAGGCAGGCAGCAACACACCACGCGCTGTCGAGGCCACTGTGGCGATCGAGAGCCCGCTCATAATCGGACCGGTCGACACCGACCCCGACACGTACTGGGTGGACAACACCAAGTCGCTGAAAAAGCAGATGGGCGGCCACGACGGCCTGCTGATCTTTAACGACGCAGGCGAAGTGCTGGCAGTTGCGAAGACCGGCAAGCAGGTCACCGCCACACCGCGTCAGCTGGACCAGAGCGAGCCAACGCAGACACCGGCTTTCCAAGAGTGGTTCGGTGACAGCAAGGTCGTCAACGAAGACGGTACGCCGATGGTTGTGTACCACGGCACAATCGCTGCGTTCGACACGTTTGACGCGTCCAAGATAGGCAGTCGCGACGGAGGATTTTACGGGGAGGGCTTCTACGCTACGGCTGATATGTCGCAGGCGGATGAGTACGCGTACGACGACCAAAACGACGCCGAGGGCGACGTGTTGGGGCTGTACGCTAAGATCGAAAACCCTTTCGTGTTTAACCTGTCCGAGGAGGGGTACGCAGGAACGATGGACGCGACAGCTGCGCTTCTGGGCGCGAGACCTCGCTCAGAAGGTGGTATGTACCTGACCTTCAACTTAGTCTCGGGAGAGATCCGCAAGTTCACGCGCGCAGCGAAGGCAGCAGGGCACGATGGCGTTGTAGTAAAAAGGGACGGCGAGATAGACGAGGTTATCGTTTTCGAGCCAACACAGTTTAAGTCCGAGGACAACGTCGGTGCGTTCGATCCTACCGACCCCAACATCTTTAACCAAGAAGGCGCGCGCGGGCGCATCACACTGCCCGACGATGTCCGCACAGGTGAAAGCCTGATCCAGCTATTCGCGGCCAGCGACACCACCACGATGGCGCACGAATTTAGCCACTACCTCATCGAGGTCATGCGCTCCATCGGATCCAATGACGGTGCGCCACAGCAGATTGTTGACGATCTCGCGACCGTGCACGCGTGGATGGAAGAGACCACCGGCGTCGCAGTCGACGGCAACTACACCACCGCGCAGCAAGAGGCGTGGGCTGAGGCGTTTGAAAACTACCTGATGACAGGGGCGGCCCCTAGCCCGTCGCTAAAAACGGTGTTCCGCAAGTTCGCTCTATGGATGGCCAGCGTATACAAGTCTGCAGTCGGCGCGGGCACACAGCCGAGCCCCGAGATCCGTGACGTAATGGACCGCCTATTGGCCACCGATCAGGAAATCGACGCGGTCAAGCTGGAGAACAGCGACGTGCAGCTGTTCCTAGAAAAGCCACCGTTTATGTCCGCCGCTGAGTGGGACACCTACCGCAAGGTTGCCGAGCGCGGTGACGCTGAAGCGCACGGCAAGCTGCTTAACCGCGCGATGGAAACCGCGCGCAAGAAGCAGACCAAGGAGTGGAAAGCGTTTTACGCGGCCGCTCTGGTACAAGCCACCGAAGAGCTGAGCAACGAGCGCGAGTATGTCTTGATTGCCGCGCTCGGTGACAAGGATAACAACTACGGCAGGGGCGCACGCCTCGACCGCGACACGCTGATCGACATGTTCGGCACGGCCATACTCGACGACCTTAAGGCGCTGAAGTCGCAGCAGCTGATCTACGTCAAGGACGGCGCAGATCCTGATCAGGTTGCCGACATGTTCGGGTTTAGAAACGGCGCGCACATGGTGCAGACCTTGCGCACCGTCAAGCCATTAGCAGAGCAGGCAGCGGCCAACGCCCGCGCTGTGGCAGATGCAGAAGCGCCCAAGCTGACCGATCCCGAAATGCAGGAAGAGGCTGAAGCGGCGCTTAAAAACGCAACGCGCATCGAGCGTGTTGCGCGCGAAGCCGCTGTGATTGTCAAAGAAGCCGGTGGCGTAGCCTCATCGTGGACCGTTATAAATCGTGCTGCCAAAGCGCGGGCCGAGACACTTGTGGGTGCTATGAACGTGCGGCAAGCGGGCAACTACCGGCAGTTTGCCGTAGCGGCGCGCAAGGCGGCACGCGAAGCGCAAGCGCAGCTGGCCAAAGTGGTGCGGCTCGCAGACGGCAGCCCGACTGCAGGCGGTATGATCGCCATGCAAAAGGCTGCTGAGGCGAAGCGCCAACAGCTGCTAAACGACCACATGTACAACACCGCTCGCGAACGTGCTAAGGCGTTCGACAAGGCGCGCAAGCGCTTTGCAAAAGCGGACACGCAGAAATCCCGTGCGAAGACCGATCCCGATTACATGGATCAGGCAGACGCCCTGCTGCAGCAGTATGACTTCCGCCAGCGCACCGAAGCGCAGGTGACCGAGAGCACGAACGCGCGCAAGTCGCTGGCTGAGTTTATCTTGCTCCAGCAAGAGGCGGGTGTTGACGGTGAGCTGGCCATTCCACCGCAGGTCTTGCTGCGTGGTAACGTGCCGCAAAATTACACCGAACTGACCGTGGACCAGCTCGAGAACGTGGTCGACGCAATCGACAACCTGCTACACGCGGGTAAGGCTGTGCAGAAATCCTACCTCGAGAACGAGACGCTGCTGTACGGGGATATGGTCGCCGAGATCACGACGACCATGTCGCAGAAAATGAAGGCGGCAAAACGCCCTGACCGCGAGAGCGGCCAGCGCAGTGGCATTCCAAAGTTCTTGGGTGCGCTGAACCAGAACATCGAGACCGCCCTGACCACCATCCGCCGGATGGACGGCTGGGAAGACAATGGCCCCGCGATGCGATTTATCTTTCGCCCGCTTCAGCGCGCGGCTGCCGCAGTCGAGGAGCGTCGCGAGCAGGAGACCATGGCACTCAAAGGGGTGTACGACAAGCACTACAGCAAGAAGGAAATCAGAGCGCTAAACGACAAACGCAAGCATGGTATCTACGTGCCCGAATTGGGGGACACGTTCAGCAAAGCGGGCCTGCTCTCCATCGCGCTTAACACGGGCAACGAGGGCAACTTTCAGCGCCTGACTGACGTCGAGGGCGTCGACGGAAACGGGGCTTACGACGGCGGCCGTGTGGACGCGGCGCTGACCAAGCACCTTACCGAGAACGACTGGCGTTTCGTGCAGGACATGTGGGACCACATCAACAGCTTCTGGCCGGAGATCTCCGCTCTCGAGCGCGACGTGTCAGGTGTCGTACCCAAGCAGGTGGACAGTGTCCTGCAGGTATCGGCACCAGACTTCGTCACGGGCGGCTACTACCCGATTGAGTACGACGCCGATCTGAACATCGCCTCGTTCCTGAGCGGTGCGGATGACGCGTACAAGGACGCCACCGGCGGCAGATCCGGCAAGGCGCAGACCCGCCATGGCCACACTGAGGCGCGCCTGCGCTCTACAGGGATGGCCCTTAACCTCAACCTCGGCGTGGCAGAGAACCACATCATGAAGGTCGTGCATGACTTGGCTATGCGCAAGCCGATCAACCACGCCGTCAAGATGCTGAACAACCCCGCAATAGGCCGCGCGCTTAACACCTTCGGGCGCACGTCTGATCTGCAGGCGCTACGTTCTTGGCTGGTCGACAGCGCCGCTGGCGACGGGATAGCAGCCAGCGGCATGGCCGCCGTGATGCGTTACGCGCGCAAGGCGCTGACCGTAAAGTACATCGGCTACAACATAGGTACACTGGTGCTTCAGCCCTTTGGTGCGATACAGGCGGGTGTGATCGTCGGTAACAAGGAGCTGGCCTCGGGCTACATAAAGTACATGGGCCGCGCTAAATACTGGAACGACTTTATCCAGACTAATTCCGCCCATATGCGCCTGCGCGTCCGCTCTGTAAACCGCGAGATGAACGAGTTTGCGCGGGAAGCGCGCACCGCAGAAACGGCGGCTGCGGGTGCGTTGACCCGATGGAACAACACGGTCGCCTCGGCGGTGCTGGCCCCTATTGGGCACATACAGTATTGGACCGTAGACATTCCTGTGTTCATCGCAGCTTTTGAAAAAGCGCGAGGCGCGGGTATAGCTGAGGCTGACGCTATCAGTCTTGCCGAGAACGCCGTCGACAGGGCCGGAGGTTCTGGCTCGTTCCTCAACCGCGCATCGTTCGAACGGGGCAGCTCAGTAGACGGTAGCGCGCGCCGCACTGAATACATCAAGACGTTCACCATGCTCTCGGCCTACGTGCACTCAAAGTACAACGGCTACCTCGAGGTCAAAGGCCGCACCGACTTTAACAGCCCGCTCGATAGCATAAAGTTTACGGCCAGCATGGTGCAGCTGTTCGCACTAGAGGCTGCGCTGGTCTCGCTGTACCGCTCAATAGGGGAAGACCCTGACGACGACGAGGGTACGGGCAAGTGGCTGGCATCCATCGTTGCCTCCGAAGGTCTGGGTCTGCACCCCGCGACACGTCCGTTCTCTTCTTACGTCAGTGGCTACGGAACTGGCACCGTACCTCTTGGCGACTTCGCTGAGCTGCTGGCAAAGGGCGGCTCCAGTGCATTCGACATAGCCGCTTCTGAGGGTGACCTAAACGACTGGCTAAACGCGTTTGACGCAGGTGCCACGTGGTTTATGATGCCCACGGGACAGATGAAAAAGATCATCAGAGCTATTACTGCAGACGACCCCGCAGCCCAACTTGGCCGAGTAGCTCTTGGGCTATCTCCGCTCCGCGAATAGTGATATAGGAACACACCATGACAGTATCTGCACAAACCCCCCGCTCTGGCCCGTACTCCGGTAACGGATCGACCACGGCGTTTGACTACGCGTTCCTTGTAAAAGCGGACACCGAGATCGTTGTTACAGTTGCGGACGCCGCAGGCAACGAGACCACCAAAGTTCTAAACACGGACTACACCGTGTCCGGCGTGGGTGCCTCGGCGGGCGGCGTCGTCACGTTTAACACTGCGCCAGTCAGCACAGTGGAAGTCGTGATCACGCGTGTCGTGGCCCTGACACAAGCTGTGGATCTGCAGAACCGGAAAGCGGTTGTGCCGCAGGTGCTGGAGGACGCGTTCGACAAACTGACGCGCGTCACTCAGGATCATAAGGAGCAGCTCAGCAGGTCCATAAAAGTAGATCTGTTTGGCAACGTAGACTTAGCGACATTGACTGTGCAGCTGGGCACCGTAGCGGGTATAAGCGGAAACATCACCACACTCGCAGCCGTCAGCTCAGCCATACCCACAGTCGCAGCGATCGACGCAGCCGTAGCCGCAGTCGCAGCGATCGACACAGACGTCTCCGCAGTTGCGGCCATCGACACTGCAGTTAGCGCCGTCGTGGCAATAAGCGCAGAAATCAGTACGGTCGCCGCTATTGACACCGACGTCAGTGCCGTGGCCGTCGTCGTAGGGTCGGTTGCAGCAGTCGCGGGCATCACCGCCGATGTCACAGCCGTCGCTGCCATCCCTGCGGATGTCACCGCAGTCGCGGGCGTGACCGCGTCCGTTGTCAAAGTCGCAGCTATCGACGCGGACGTTGCTGCAGTCTCTGCTATCGACGCCGCAGTCACCACCGTAGCGGCCAACGTGACAGACGTCACTAACTTCTCTGACGTGTACAGTGGCCCAGTGGACAGCGACCCCGCGCTACGCACCGACGGGTCCGCGCTTCAAGCAGGCGACCTGTACTTTAACACCTCCTCAAACAGCATGAAGGTTTACTCAGGAACGGCGTGGGCGGTGACGTCGAGCAGCGCGGTCGGCATGGTCGTCAAGACAAAGACCGCTGATTACATCGTCGACAACAACGAGTTCATCGTCGCTGATACATCAGGCGGCGCGTGGACGCTTACGCTGCCACCGTCACCTGACAGCGGTGACCGCGTGGTTGTTGCCGACGGTGCAGACTGGAGCGCAAACAATCTGACAGTAGCCCGCAACGGATCCACCATCGAGGGCGACGCCCAAGATCTTGTGATGGACATCGGCGGCGTGTCCGTGGAGTTTGTGTTCGCTGGCACTACTTGGCAGCTATACATGCAGGTGGGCGCGATCAGCGGTACTCCCGTGACTGAGACGGGCACCCAGACGCTAACCAACAAGACCTTAACATCTGTAGTGCTGGATGGTACACCAACTGCCCCTACTGCTGCTGCTGCAACTGACACAACACAAGTTGCTACTACTGCTTTCGTAAGAGATGCTATACCAAATGTATTAAATGCTTCTGGTTCTGCGCCAATTTACGCCTGCCGAGCGTGGGTCAACTTTGACGCAAATGGTACACTATCAATAAGCGGTAGCGGTAATGTGTCAAGCGTTACAGACAACGGGTCTGGGGACTTTACTGTTAACTTTTCTACGGACATGCAGGACACAAACTACGCGGTTGCAGGATCGGCATCCGACCTAACACCAGTAGTCAGTCTTTGTCCGAATGGCAATGGGTTTGCAGTTGGTAGTATCCGAGTTGGCACAGGTTTTACTGCAAATGGTTCAGGGGGTTACACTAAAGCAAACCCTTCTTTTGTATCAGTTGCAGTATTCCGATGAAGGGAAGAACGATGAACAAACGTATTATATATCAGAACGATAACGGCGGAGTTGCAATTATTATCCCGTGCGACTGCGGCCTGACTCTTGAGCAGATTGCGGCAAAGGATGTGCCTACGGGTGCGCCGTATAAGATCGTAGATGTTTCCGACATCCCAAGTGATCGTCAGTGGCGCGACCAGTGGACGGTTGACGCCGCAGTTTTAACTGACGGAGAAGGCGCATGATTATCAAGGTTCCTGTTCAGACAGATGATGACAAACTGAAGTACAACCGATCACAGATGACCTGCACTTCTCTCCAAGGTAAGATCGCACTGGGAGCGGAAGCGTGGGCCGAGGTTATCGCTTACCGCGATGCTCCCGACACCCCGTTTTCTGTTGCGGTTACGATTGACGACAGCCCTGTCTGGAACCGCCTTAGTCAAGGCATAGCCCTTATTGGGTGGGCGTTGGATTACACCGGACCAGAGATGGACGCGCTGTTTGTTAAGGCAATGAAAGTTACTGGAGGGGAAGCCTGATGGCTAATCTGTCAACTAAAGTAGCCCCGTCAGGGGTACTAACGCCTACGGGAGATGGGTCGCGGCTCACGGGGGTCTCGCTAGTACCAACGGGCGCGGTGTTTAACTTTGTAGGTGTCACCCCGCCTGCCGGTTACCTGAAGGCTAATGGGGCAGGCGTATCTAGGACGACCTATGCGGATCTGTTCGCGATCATAGGCACCCTGTTTGGCAATGGTGACGGTTCGACAACCTTTACTTTACCTGACCTGCGCGGTGAGTTTGTACGCGGCCTAGACGATGGGCGTAACGTGGACACAGGTCGCTTTCTAGGCACGTCACAAGGCGACGCAATCCGAAACATCACCGGCACCTTCCAAGTTACAGATGATGACTCGAATAACTACAGAGCGCGGGTGCGTAACGCGAGCGGCGTGTTCTCCGCCAACGAAGTTACAGGGTTCCCCTTCAGCTCGGGGGGCTCACCATCTGCAACATTCGACGGCGAACTCAACTTCGACGCCTCGGATCAGGTGCCCACCGCTGATGAAAACCGTCCACGCAACGTGGCCCTGATGTACTGCATCAAGACATAAGAGCGGCGCGATCAGCGCCAACAGCTTACACACCTAGTAAAAGGAAACGCGGCGATGCCACACTACACAACAACACAAGAGTTCGGCCCGTACAACAACGTATGCAGTGACCGCACCGCCCTGCTGGTGGTCGACGCAGGCACAGGGTCGATCGACTTACAGGTCGACAGCAACGGCCAATGGATCACGTCGGAGAGCTTCACAGCGGACGCCGTAAAGCGGGTCATGACCGGCGGCGCGCTCTGGCGCGTTAACGTAACTGGAAACGCCTCCTACGTCTGGGAGGGTTAACCTATGCTTAGCCCAGTATTCAACGCAGTGCTGAACGCACAAAGCTCCGCTGTCGTATCCAACGCGGGGAGCGCTGGGCTGGGCTCCCTTGTCCGCGCGCAGAACACCGACTTCTCGAACGGTGAGCTAGTCGGGAGCGAGGGCGGCACCTTCACCAACTCAGACACCAGCAAGCGTCCGGTGCTGACCGACGGCGAGGTCGTGTTTGATTACGACGACGTGCTGACCCTTGACTGGATTGGTAACCTCGAGGGCAAGACCCTGTTTATCGTAGCAGATGTCCAGAACTGTGGCGACAACAACGATACCCTGTTCGGGCTTTCGGCCACAGGGACCGAGACGCGGGTGGTAACGCGGACGGGTAACGGCAACTTCCAGCCACGGATCCGGTCCAGTGGCATGGGCCTGCCTAACTTTTCGGAGGTCCGCAGCCAGTACAACGTGCCCGCGTCGACGCGTTTCGAGACCGCCATATTCTCCTACACCTTTACCGCGTCAGGCGTTGTCGCTTCTCACGCAGCGCAGGCTGCGCAGTTTATACCCTACGTCGGGGGCTCCCGAGATGTGACCCAAATTACTATCGGCAACGCAGAGTTCCGCACCGCGCCCATGAAGTTTAAGGAGCTGCGTATCATTGACAGCGTCGACAACGCCGAGGTCAACGTGGTGCTTGACGAGTTATCAACTTTGTATGGCGCGCCCTACGCACCGGCTACCGATATACTTGGCCACAACGTCGTCATCTTTGGCGACAGCATTGCTAAAGGGTTCCTCTCAGCAAGCGGATCCGGTAGCTCACTGGACCGGTTCAGCGTGTTTGACCTGCTATCAGATCGCTACCTGTCACATGGCCAGCTCAACGCTGTGAACGGATCTTACATAGCGCCCACGGATGACGCTGCGGAAGGCGCACGCAACGGGTCGTTTGCGTACGTGTCGGTGGCGATGGAAAGTTACCCTGAAAACTGCAAGGCGGTATTCTTCCAAGCAGGCGTGAACGACTACCGCCTGCCAGACGCGCAGCCAACAGGCACCATCGCAGATAAGACGCGGGGCGTATCTACCTATGGCGACATCCAAGTCGCAATCGATAACGTACGCTCTGCAATAGGCACGAAAGTGCCCATCATATTTGTGGGGGCGCACTACTACGGGGGCAGCAACGTCGGTGACAGCAGCGCTGAGGAGCTTTACACGGGCGATCGCAGCATGGGCGTATTCCGCCAAGCACAGATCGATGTGGCTGCGATCAATGACAACGTATTCTTTGTCGACGTCAACGCCGCGAACGCAAACGGCGGCCCTATGAATACTGTCAACTTTGGCACATACTCGTCTGACCGGTTGCATCCAAACGCACTGGGCCACCAAGAAGCCTACGACATAGGCGAGGCCGCGTTCGCTGCTTTGTTTGTTGTCGCATAATACTAGGAGAACCGCGCAATGCAAAAACCGTATGAATGGATAGTGCTCGTTGGCGTACTGTCTTTATACCTATTCATGCGCTCGTCTGCGCTAAAGATATGGGAGCGCGTAGGCAGTGTTGTTGTATCAGCAGGCATGGCATTCGCGGGTTCAGAGGAGCTGGCGCATTACACGCGCGACAGCGAGCTGCTGGCCGCGATACTGATCATGGTCGCAGGCCCGTTCCTACTCGGTGCCGCGCTGAACATAGGCGGCGACGAGGACTTCATAAAGCGCCTGATGCAGGACTGGGCCCGCAAGCGCTTGGGGCTGAAGGAGGAGGAGGATCATGACGGCAAGAGCTAACCAGTACAAACGCAACCGCAGGTACGACGTGTGGGTTTTAGTAGGGCTGCTTGTCCTCCTACTAGCCGACCCCGCGTGGTTGCGCACCTTCGAAGCGGCGCGCGAAAATCCGCCCGCCGAAACTCATACGGGAGACCAGTGATGGGATACACCAAGCGAGATCTGCAGGCACGCGTCAACGCGCTGCTATGGGCGGACCACCCCGACGACATGATGGCCGTCGACGGCATGGACGGACCGACTACACGCAAGCGCGTCGCTCAGGCGATGGATCTGCGTAAAGTGAAGCGCGAGCACCTGCTGTTTAACCAGTCAGGCCTGCACGGCATCCGCTGGCACTGGGCGGCAAGCTCTTACGCTGTCAACGAGGAGGTGTTGAGCCACTACAACGACGGGCACGACCACCTCGGTAACTCGTACGACGGTGGCGCGCGGGCGGAACATCAGGCCAACTACAATTGGCGCACTGGTGTGGGCGTGTCGCACACAAAGAATAACAACAGCGGCATCATCGGGCAGGCTGTGATCGCCATGGGCAACGCCGAAGGCTGGCCGCTTGATGTCGGCCAATACCCCATGACGTGGGTAGGGATCGACGCCATGCTGATGCGCAGCATCGACTACCACCACCAGTTCGACATCCCGATCTCACCGTGGAGTATGTTGACACACGCCGAGGTCCAGCCCACACTCGGAATTGCACAACGTGGCAAGTGGGACATCCGCTGGCTACCAAACGGAAGCACAGTAGTAGACGCTCGCAAGGCAGGCGATATACTTCGCGCCCGCATGCAGGCGATGCTCTAACACAGGAGACTGCAATGGCATACGGAACCACCAAGCGGAAGCCAACCATGGCAAAGCCGCCCAAGTCTACAAAGAAGAAGTAGACGTGCTCACAAAAATCATGCTGGCAGCACTGCTTGCCAGCATCGCCTTTGGCGGCATGCAAAGTGTGTCGCTGATGTGGGAGCGGGAGCGTCGGGTGCTGACGGAAGTGCGCAATGCGTCACTTACTTTGCTGCTCGAAGGCTGCCGTGCGCGGGCCACCAACTTAACCGAAGACAAGGA